ATGTAGACAAAGGCGCAGAAGTTATGTATAACATGATGAAAAACCTCGAAGCCGGGGGTGAAGTATCAGAAGAATCGCAAGGCTTAGAAGGCGCACGTAAAATGTTTCAAACATCTAAAAGACTAGAGGAAGTATTATAATGGCTGTTCAAACCGTACAAAATTTACCTGCACAATTTATACAAGATATAGGTCAAGATCTTGCAACACAGATCACGGCACAAAGTGGTGTACCAGTTGTATCAACAGGTATAGCAGGAATATCACAACAACCAGGTGAAACAGCAGAAGATTTTAAAGCTAGACAAAGTGCTGCTCAACAGTTTACAACAAGACAACAAAGTTTATCAGGACTTGCACCGCAAGTAGCTGGTCAAGATGCATTACAACAACAAGCACAAACTATAGCGCAAGCAGGTGTTGGATCTTTTGCACCATTTTTAACACAAGCACAACAAGCAGCAACAGATGCTGGAACAACATTAGGTGGTGTTCAACTTGGAGCACCGACCACGCAACAAGTTACAGATTTTATGTCGCCGTTTCAATCCCAAGTTATCGACGCATCATTAGCAGAGTTTGATCGTAATCAGCAAATACAAGAACAGCAAATTAGAGATCAACAAGCGAAATTGGGTGTGCTCGGCGCTGGTCGAGCGGGCGTACAACTCGCCGAGTTTGGTACGGGGGCGGCAAGAGAACGTGCATTATTACAAGCAGGTTTATTGCAACAAGGTTTTGGTCAGGCGATGGGCTTAAGACAACAGGACATTGCTAATAGAGGTGCTCTTGCCTCACAACAACAAGGATTAGGAGCCTTCCAAGCCGGATTAGGTGCACAACAACAAGCATTAACAGGTACAGATATTTCACGTTTAGGTCAGTTGGGCGCACTGAACCAAGCGCAAGCACAAGCTCAACTTGATGCATCAAGAGAAGCGGCAAGACAAGCAACATTCTTACCACAACAACAATTAGATAGATTTGCTGGACAAGTAACTGGACTAATGGGTGGATACCCTGCATCAGGAACACAACAAACAGTTACACCTAATCCATCACCATTACAAACTGCACTAGGTGTTGGTACAACACTTGCTGGTATTTATGGTGCAATAAAAAATCCTGGTGGAGCAACTTTTAATTTTTAATTATGAACAGAATATTAAAAAGACCAATGTTTAGAATAGGTGGTTCATCTGCAGAAGGTATTACGTCAGGATTAGATCAACCAGAAATGAAAATGGCTAGTTCTGATATGGATAACAAATTAAGAGAATTAAGAGAAGCTTTTTTAGCTTACAAACAACAAGGCGGCACATTATCTTTTGAAGAATTTTCTGCAGCATTTGCAGAAGAAAATTTTAATAGTGGTGGACGTGTAGGTTATCAAACAGGTGGTTTTTCTCCATCTGGATTACCTGGTTTTTTAACACAGTTTGGTTTAAATTTATTGTCAACACCACCACAAGGTGGATTATTGTCTACAGCTGCGATAGCTGCAAAGGAACCTTTTAACACATTGCAAGCATCACAATTAAGAAAAGCAGAGTTAGAAGGTGAAAGAGCGTTTCAAACAGAATTAGCTGACAAAGAACAACAGGCTGCAATGGAGAGATTAGAAACAAAAATAGCATCTGATGAAAAAATTGCAGGGGCGCAAAAAGAATTAACTGTTAATGAGTTAGCTGCATCAGTATTAGGTGATTATCAAAATGATTTAAACAAAGCAACTAATCATGCTAAGTATTTTTTAATAGAAAGACCTAAACTAGCAGAACAATACGGAGAAACACAACAAGGTGGATTAATAGAATTAAATTTAAATGACGCTAAATCGATACAAAGAGCAGCTAATTTAAAGAAAAAAGATGTAGGTAAAATATTTTTTGAATTAAATACTGGTTCTGTTTTAAAATTAATTAAAGATCCTGCAACTGATAAATTAACTTTTTCTATATTAAGTTCAGATCAAGTAAGTGATGATACTGGTGAAGTATTAAATATAACAGCTGATACAACTAAAAAACCTGACTTTACTTTTTTAAGTCCTGATCAACAAAAAACATTAAAAGAAATACAAGAGGAAGCAGATCCTAATTTTGGCGTAGGCTTCTACGACTAGGAGTAAACCGTGGCAAAATTTGTCCCATTAATACCTGCAGAAGAAAATAATCCTACTAATTTATTTGTGTCAATAGGTGCTGGTTTAGTATCTGGATTAATTAAAACTGTAGAGGGAGTTGTATCTCTTGGTGCAGAGCTCGTGGACCTTGGAGCAGACAGTAATACAGCAGGTAAAGTAGAACAATTTTTTGATGATGTGAATATATTTGAAGATGAAGCACAAGATCGAGTTGCTGGTAGACTTGTAGAAGTATTTACACAAATTGGATTACCCGCAGGAGCTGGTGCTAAACTTGCAACTAAAATGGCAAGCAAAGCTATAAAGGCAAAAAAAACAGGAAAATACGCTAATTTAAAATCAAAGAATGTTTTATCTGGTGCCAACAAAGCAAGAGAATTAAATCTTAGAGTAGATAGCAAATTAGGATTAAAACCAGGAACTAGTAAAAGATTTACAGCAGGAGTTTTTGGTGGCGCTGCAGGAGAAACGTTGGTAGCAGATGTAGAAGAAATAGGAACATTTGGAGATTTTTTTGAAGGACCAACAGCATTAGACACAACAGAAACAACAGGTAGAGAAGAAGCTGGTAGAAGATTATTAAACAGATTAAAGTTTGGAACTGAGTCTTTGTTTATTACACCATTTGTATTTGGTGCTGGTAAAGCAGGTAAAGCTCTTGCAACAAGAGGTCAAGAACTTGCATATAGTAATAGTGTTATTGATAGATGGATAAATAAATATATTAGATCACCGTTTCAACCACAAGGAGATTTAGGTCCAGAGTTGTTTGCATCAGAAACAGCAAAAGCAGGATTAAAAGCATCAGATACTTTTAGAGCACAAGAACTTGTTGAAAATATTACAAAAGAAGTAGATAAAATCTATCCAAAAGCAGACAGATTTTTTGATACTTCTACTAAGTCAGAACAAAAAAATTTTTATAAAAAATTAAATGATGTATTATTTGAAGGTGATTTAACAGATCCTATAAACCCAAAACGTTTAGATAGTATAGTTAATTTTTTAAAAGATAAAAAAGTTAGTAAAGAGTCAACACAAAATATTGTAGAAAATCTTAATGCAGCTAGAGAAGAATTTACTAATTTAATTGGTATATTACAGAGAAATACTGAAGGTAAGGTATCTGCTGGTGCAAAAGATTTACAACAAATAATGAAAGATAGAATAGAAGGGTGGTTAGGTGGAACCTACAGAATATTTGAAAAACCAAAAGGTTTATTAAAGTTATTTAGAACTGATCCTTATTCAGAAGAAGCATACACTAGGGCCGTAAATTTATTTAGAAGGTATTTACAAAAAACAGATCCTAATGCTGCAAGAGATGCAGATGGAAAATTAATTTTAGAACAAAATGAATTTGGACAATTTTTACCTAAAGGTAGTGATTATTTTGAACAAGCAAAATTTGCTGTAGATGATATTATAAATCAAACACAACTTAAGAAAAAACCAGGTGGTTTACCTGATGTTGCTTATCAAGACACAACTGCAATGACAAAAATAAAAAGTTTTGAAAAAGCAAAAGGTAAAGGCTCTAAAGTTTTTAGAGAGTTGTATGGTGAAATAGAAGATCCAAGATATTCTATATTTAACGCAATAACAAACTTATCAGCCGTTGCAAGAACTGCTGCATACTTTGATGATGTTCTTCTTAAAAATACTGAAGTGCAATCTAAAGGTGGTAGAGGATTTTTTTGGGACTCAGAGGAGATAGCAAAACGATCTGTTAACTCACCACAAACAGGAATTGAAATTGTAAAGATGAGCGAAGTTTTAGAAAAATTACCAGGAAGAGGATCTATTGTAACTTCTTTAAATAATAAATTTACCACAAAAGAAATAGCAGATGCTATAAAAAATGCTAACGATGTTGGTGGTGGTTTAACAGCAGCCATTAGAGGTAGAGAAGGTGCAAACCCTGCAGAAAAAGCAGTTTCATGGTTTTATAGAAACTTATTATTATTTCCAAAAGCAGTATCACAACTTGCAAAAACAGTATTATCCATACCTACACACTTACGTAACTTTTTTAGTGCGGGTGCCTTTTCAGGTGCTAATGGTATATTATTTGAAAATCCAGCGTTAGTGGCAAAAGCATTTGCGGAGGGAATTAACACCTCGGCTTTGTTAAAATTAGGACGAGGCAGTGCTGAGGCACAGGCTGCTTATAGAGAATTATTAGAACTTGGAGTTGTAAACTCACAAGTTCAAATAGGAGATCTTATAAATCTTTTAAGAGATGCAACAGGTAGTCCTGGAATTGTATCTACAGATTCTATACTTAGACCTTTTTTAAATACGTTTAAAAAAATAGGTAAATTTGCTCAAGGTAAGTATGTTGCAGAGGATGATACATTTAAAATTACAAACTATGTGGTTGAATTAGATAGATTAAAAAAAGCTGCAACAAAACAAGGTATAGAATTAACAGATGATGTTGTGCGTGGACTAAAACAACAAGCAGCCGACATTGTAAAAAACACTGTGCCAAACTATGCTTTTGTAGGTTCCGTTGTTAAAACTGCAAGAATATTACCTATTGGTAACTTTATGTCTTTTCCATCAGAAATTATTAGAACCACAACTAATATTGCAGAACAAGGTATAAAAGAAATGAAACACGTACCAACAGCTGGAGAAAGAATCATAGGAAGTAATGTTACACCTTACGTTAATATAGAAGGAAAAGGTCTCGTAAAAAACAACAACCCTATGTATGCAACAGGTATAAAAAGAATGTTAGGAATGGCAACAACTTTAACAGTTGTACCAACAACTGTCGTTGAGGGAGCTAAATTCTTATATGATGTAAGTGAAGATGAAATAAATGCTTTACGTAGATTTGTTCCTGAATGGTCAAAAAATTCTACATTGGTGCCTATAAGAACAGAAGACGGTGGTTTAAGATACATAGATTTTTCTCATAGTAACGCATACGATGTAATTGCTAGACCATTTAGAACACTAGTAAACAATCTTGTTGAAGGACAACAAAACGATGAAACTTTATTATCTGGTTTTGTTGATGGTGTTACAGAAGCAAGTGCAGAAATTATGAATCCATTTATATCTGAATCTATTTGGACAGAAGCAACAGCTGATATCATAGTTAGAGGAGGTAGAACTAAAGAAGGTAGACTACTGTATACAGATCAAACATCTGCTGGTAACAAAGCTGCAATTAGATTTTTACATTTAGGTCAAGCTCTTGCACCATCTTATAGACAGTTTCAAAGACTAGGACAAGCTGCTTTTGGTATACCAACAAAACGTGGTGATGAATTAACAATGGGACCAGAGCTTTTAGGTTTTATGGGTTTACGTCCTATTAAAGTAGATCCTTTACAGTCAATGGGTTTTAAAATAGCTGAGTATCAAAGAGGTATTAGAAATGCTAGAAGAGAATTTACTGGTGGTTACTTTGGAATATTGAGAGGTGGTAGAATAAAACCAAACGATGTGATTAGAGCTTATTATGATTCTAATAGAGCAAGATTTTTAGTTCAACAAGACATGCATAAAAATATATTGGCAGCACAAATATTAGGCACAGATGAAAGTAGTTTAAGAAATGAATTTAGTGATAGACAACTAAGCACAAAAACTTTTAAAAATTTACAAGATGCAAAGTTTGAACCTTACTTTCCATCACAAGAAATAGCACAAAGATTTCAAGAGATTGCAGATAATTTAGGAGAACCTAATATGTTTAGAGAAACTGCACCTACTTTAAGAGCCATGAGATCTTTAATTGGTGAGCTACCTTTAGATGGTTCTTTTGATATTGAAATAGATGACTTTTTATTTGAAGAAGCACCATTAATACCTTTAGCTAGTACACCACAACCTATTGTAGCAGCACAAGTACAAGCCCCAGAAACAGGGCAAACAAAACAATTGACACGTACACAAGAAGCATTACTATCACCAGAAGAAAAGGTAATAGCGAGTAGAACATAATGGTTAAAAAATCAGCATTACAAAAAATCGAATCACATGAAAAGCTTTGCAGGATAATGCAAAAGCAAACCTTTGAACAAATCAAAGAAATGAAAGATAGAATAAAAAGACTAGAGTATTGGATAGTTGGTGGTATGGGAGCTGTCCTTATAACTTTACTTACGGACATTGCAAAATAATGAATCTTTCACGGAATTTCACTCTTTCAGAGCTGACTAAATCAGATACTGCTATACGTAGGGGCATTAACAATAACCCTAACGCAGAACAAATAGAAAAATTAAAAGCGTTGTGTGAAAATATTTTACAACCAGTACGTGACCATTTTGGCAGGGTAAAGATAACGAGCGGTTTTCGTAGCAGTGAGTTATGTCTAGCCATCGGTAGTTCTGCAAATTCACAGCACGCCAAGGCCGAGGCCGCAGACTTCGAATGTGTTGGAGTAGACAACGCTGAACTTTTTGATTGGATTAAAAATAATTTGGAGCCAGACCAGCTCATCTTAGAGTTCTATACTCCGGGTGAACCTAACAGCGGATGGATACATTGTTCATGGATTGAAGGAACACCAAGAGCATCTTTCTTACATGCATATAGATCTGAGGGTAAAACTAAATACAAACCTATACTTGGTTCAGCAAGAGATATAGTTTAAATCCAAGCTCTTAAATCTTCACCTAATACTTCTGATGCAATATTAATTTTTTTACGTAGAGACTTTACTATCTTTTCGTCTACTGTTTTTTCAGCAATAATATCTATGTAAGTTACGTTTTTCTTTTGACCAATACGGTGTGCACGGTCCTCTGACTGTAAACGTTTCTCCAGGTCATATCCGTTAGAATAGTATATTACGGTGTTTGCAGCCGTCAAAGTGATGCCATAGCCACCCGTAGACGGCGTTCCTACCATAAACCGACACTTAGGGTCGGACTGAAATTTACGTATGTTATCTTGTCTATCTTCTTGTGGTGTGAGCCCATAATAGTCAACCACGGAACCCGGACCATGAACCTTTTCTATTTCGCTTACCATGTTCTGTATATCTTTTTGCCAGTGCCCCCATATGATTGCTTTGCCTTCCGTCTCATCCAACACATCCATAAGTTCTGTAATTCTATTGTTTTTTATTTCTTGTGTAGTGCCGTCGTCTGCAACGAAATGACCGCATGTTATTTGTTGTAATCTCATTAGCTGCGTAATTACAGTCATAGTAGAAGTAACTTTACCATTTAACGTAGCAAGAGCTGTTTTTTTCATCTCATCGTAAACTTTTTGTTGTTCTTTACTCAAAGTAATATGACGTTTGGTCCAATTTTTAGGAGGTAAATCTAAACAATCTTCTTTTAACACCCTGTATGAGAAACCTTTTAACTTATCAGATAACTCTGCTAAATTTTGAAAAGCATGCACAGTCTGTATTGATCTTCCTCTAACATGCATTGTTTTCATAATTGCATATCTATTTCTAAAAGCATAATAAGATGCAAAGTCTAATAAATACGGATCAAGAAATTCACACTGTGTATATAAATCTAAAGGATTTTTTGTTACAGGAGAGCCAGTCATTATTCTTCTGTATTTGGAAGCTTTGCCAAGACGAATAATATTTTTAGTTCTTTTTGCGGTTGGTGTTTTAATCGTTGTAGACTCATCAATCGCCATTAAAGTTCTATGAGAACGTAAAAATTTTTCTGCAAACTGAACACCTTTGTCAGTAGACAAAGCTTCTACATTCATTACAAATATATGTAGATGCATGTTTAATGCGAATAAATTATTTAATTTAGTTTCTTGTTGTTTAGTAATGTTTGGTTGCCACAATACAGTCACATTTTCTATGTGATTTGGTAAGTGCGTAGGTATCTCTTGTTCATACCAAGTTTTTATTACACCTTTCGGAGCTATAATTAATACACCATCTATTTTGCCTTTGTCATAAAGCATGGACATATTATCTATTAATACTTTTGTTTTACCCGTACCCATTTCCATGAAATAGGCATAGGTTTCTTTGTTCCATGACTTTTCTAAAGCAGTCAACTGATGCGCGTATGGTTTTGTCTTAAATTTATAATTCATCTTTCTATTGACATTAATATAAAGGATGTTATATGATTTGTCAATGTCAGAAAGTAATAATTATGAAAAGTTAAAAAATAATTATACGGCTACCGTATATGTTATTCAAGAAATTGCCGGCACTAAATCTGGTAATCCTAAAATAAATATTATGGGTGCATCAAACTATGGACAATTTAAATTTTTGTTACCAGAGTTTTCACAAATGATATTTTCTCCTGGCCCTCTTATTTATAAATTAAGGCAAGGATTAAAAAATTATAAACCAAGAGATTATTTATTACTTACAGGAGATCCTGCGATAATAGGTGTTGCATGTTCTATTGTATCTGATATTACCCACGGCAAATTTAATTTATTGAAGTGGGACAAACAAGAAAGAAAATACTATCCTATTGAAATTAACTTATATGAGAAAGGCGAAATAGATGACAATTAATTTTGAACAAGACCAACAAGATGCAATGAAAAAAACTGACAACATTCAGTCACTTGCAGATCAAGTTGAAAGATTAGAAGACTTTGACTTTAGTATAAAAAATACAGAAGAACAATTAAAAGAATTAAAAAAAAGAAGAGACCATTTATCAGGTGAAGTAATACCTACTATGATGAGTGAGATGGGACTTGCAGAACTTAAACTGCATGATGGATCACATCTAAAAGTTTCTACGTCGTATCGTGCAACCATAACGGAAGCAAACAAAGAAGCGGCGTTTAACTGGCTTCGTAATAATGGACTAGGGGATATAATCAAAAACGAGATATCCGTATCCTTTGGTCGTAACGAAGATAACAAGGCGGCTGATTATGCCGAACTTGCAAAAGGTCAAGGGTTCCAACCGACACAAAAGATGAAGGTAGAACCCATGACTTTAAAAGCGTTAGTCCGTGAACGTATTGAGGCAGGTAAAGAAATGCCAACGGAAATTTTCGGAGTATACTCTGAGAATAAGACTACAATAAAAAGGAGCAAATAAACATGAACCAAGTAGCAACAAAAAAAGAAGGAGCGTTAGCAACAAATTTATTTGAAGCTGATGCAAATCAAGGGGCTCAAAACATATCGCAGGAAGATCTTGCGTTACCTTTCTTAAAAGTTTTGGGACAGTTATCTCCAGAGGTAAACAAAAGAGATGCTAAATATGTTGAGGGCGCAGAACCTGGCAAAATAATAAACACTGTTACAAATGAATTGTTTGACAGTATTGACATAATCCCTTGTCATTACAAAAGACAATACATTGAGTGGCAAGACAGAGGCACTAGCACTGGTGCACCTGTAGCTATTCACGAAGCAAGTAGTGATATCATTAGTCAAACCACTAGAGGTAAAGACTACAAAGATAGATTACCGAATGGTAATTATCTTGATAACACTGCACAACACTTTGTGTTAGCTGTAAGTAAAACGCCACAAACAGCATTGATTTCTATGAAAGGCACACAATTAAAAGTGAGCAGAAAATGGAACTCAATGATGATGGGTATTAAAATGCAGGGTAAGAATGGTCTTTTTACTCCGCCAACGTATAGCCACATTTACAATTTAAAAACTGTACAAATGTCTAACGACAAAGGTACTTGGTTTGGTTGGGACGTAACTAAAGTTGGTCCTGTATCTGACAAAAATATTTACGATATGGCAAAAAATTTTGCTACTAGTGTAGGTAAAGGTGAGATTCAAGCTAAACCGGAAGTTCAAGAAGAAACTAAAAAATCTTTGAACCTATAGTATCCGCGGAGTGGGCGGGGTAAGCGAGAGTGGATCCGCCCACTATTAATTGTATGGCTGAAATAAATAAACCACCGGTTACTTATGAAGATTGGATAGATCTGGAAAGGGTTATCATACCCTGTTTAAAGGGTACGCCAATAGTTTCAAACTATACTGACCCAAATTTTAAAATAACGAAAGAAGAATGGAAAAATAATTATAAACATTGTGAGATAGCATTAAGATTAGATCATGACATAGATTTAGATGTTGATAATGATTTAGCAAAAAGATTTATACCAACTTATATAAGAGCCTGTGATGCAGTATCTGGACGAAAAGGTAATCCTGTTAGCCACTATTGGTGGTCAGGCAAAGCAGAATTTAAACAATATGTTTTACCAAAAGATTTAGAAAATTATTACGAAAATTTTCCACATGGTGCAACCATATGTGAAATAAGACACGAAGCAAAAAGATATACTATAGTTCCAGAATCTAAACATAGCAAAGCACAAGAAATTGTTAAGTGGGAAAGATATAATGGTATTACACCATACCAAGGTGATTTAGCAAATGATGTTGGTAAAATAGCATTATCAACAGCATTGTGTATTACATACGCAAGTGCAGGTCAAAGAGATGCTTATTGCACGGCAATAGCAGGGGTGTTATTAAAACATACAGATTGGATTGAATCTGAAATAGATAATTTTGTATTTGAAATAGCGTCAGCGTCAAATGATGATGAAGCAGCAAAAAGAAGTAAAAAAGGAACAACTTCTAAAAAAACTCAAAGAAATTATGGCATGCCAAAGTTGGCAGAAATTATTGGATGTTCTACAAAAACAATAGCTACATTGTTTAGTTGGATTGGAGTTAAAGAGGCAACAAGTGAAGAAGCAAAACAATCAATAGGTGAAATAATAGAATATGGTAGTGATAGGTATTTTGTAAAAGTAAACGCTATAGTCCAAGGTGAATCAGTAGAAAAAGATATAGTGGTAGATGGACCAACGCTTAGAAACAAAAAAGCTTTTTATGATGCAGTAATAAGCAGAGCTGGAGTTTGGATACCTGAAATGAAAAACTCTGACTTTGAAGAAATCATGATTAGAAAATTTGAAGCACGAAGTAAATCAAAAGATTATGTTGAAGAAGCAAGAGAGGATACTCGATTTATAAAACATTTTAAAAATTATATTTCAGAGCAAAAAGCATACACAAGTAAAAAAGAGTTAGCGCATTTTGGTATGCCATATTTTAATCAACAAAAAAATAGTTTAGAATTTAGTTTAGATAAATTTGAAGATTATCTACATAGACAAAAAATAAATTTAGAAAGAGTTGACTTAGTAATTAAAGTACAACGAATATTAAAAGCTAAAAAAATACACGGTAAGTTTGACAACAAGTCTTGTGTTTCTTGGAAAATACAAGATCATCAAATAGAACAAGAAGATTTAATTATTGATGGTGAGTTTAAGGAGATAACAGATGAAACAGCCTAAGTTTATATCAGGACCTCCAGGTACAGGTAAAACATCTATGTTTATTACTCGTAAATATACAGAGTTATTAAATAAATATTCTCACAATAAAATAATAATACTATCTCACACTAATGTTGCAGCAGATGAAATAAAAGATGAAATATTAAAATTACCACAAATGAAAGATGTTACAAAAAAATCTATGAAGTATAATATTTGTACAATACATTCTTATTGTAGAAGTAAACTTTCTAAAAAAGAAGTTATAAATTATCAAGATCATGTAAACCTGTCTGTAATAAATACTTTATTTAAAAGACAAAATGTTAATGAAAGTGAGTTTAACAATGATAAGCATAAATTTTATAGGTATTTAGCAGATGCAAAAGGTAAAGGTAAAACCTTAACAGATCATTGGAAGATTTGTGATAAACTTTCTTACAAGCCCTATGATATAAATACAATAACAGAAATGAAAAAAATTTATGATCAGTATAAAAAAGATCATCAAGTTTGTGACTACGCCGATATGATAGAAGAATTTACAGACAAAGCTGTAGAGCCAAATATTGATGCTTTGATAGTAGATGAAGCACAAGACAGCAACGTGCCACAAAGAAAAGCTTTAGATAAAATGGCCACAAATGCAAAAGAATATTATTTTGTTGGTGATGCAGATCAAACCATATTTGAATTTGCTGGCTCTGATGCTGACTATTACCATAAACTTTCTAAAGATGCAGAACAATTAGAACAAGGACATCGATGTGGTAAGACAATAAATAATTTATGTAAAAAAATAATAAAACCTGTATGGGATTATTATGGTTACGATCGAATATGGAAACCTACAGATATAGAAGGTAATCATTATTATCTTTCATCGCTTAAAAATAATTGCACAGCGTTAGAAAAACTTTTAGATAAAATACACAACACTACCGAAACATTTTTGTTTACCTATAGAGGTAATCCATCAGATATAGAAATGAGAAAATTTTTTAAACAACATGGCATAGAGTTTGCACATGTTGGTAACTCACCTTATGTGTCAAAAAAAGAAATAAAATGTCATAAACATTGGCCTGACTTTGTAAAAGGTAAACCTATGGATTTAAAACAGATAAAAGATTTTTGGAATTATATGGGCAGCAAAGTAATAATGCACGGTAGAGGAGATACTAAATGTTTTGATGAGTGGATTAATAAATCGTACACGATAGATTATTTAATAGATCAAAAATATTTGAAAGCAGATTCTGTGCAATACAACGATTTTGCTTTGACTAGGACTCAAACAGATCCTGATAGAATATTGTACATTAGAAAAGTTCTAAACAAGAACTTTGATGAATTAGGTGATGTAAGAGTTAAGTATGCAAATATACATACTGTAAAAGGATTGACGTTTGACAATGTTATTGTCGATTTAACAAGAACTAGACAAGAAGAATATTTTACACAACTAAGACTAAAATATGTGGCTTACAGTAGAGGTAGGGTTGATTGTTGGACCATAGCATCAAGAGGACCCTTTACGTTAGGAGTAAAATGAAAAATAAAAATGTTTGGGACAAGCAGCACGGAGGAAGTCACTACCAGAAGTATGTTATTCAACCCAGTAAGTTTGTAGTAGAAAATAAACTTTTATATCCTGAAGGTTGTGCTATAAAATATATTATACGTCATCAAGATAAAAATGGGAAAGAAGATATTTTGAAAGCAATACATTTTTTAGAAATGATAATTGAAAGAGACTATCCTACGGTAGAAAAACCAAAAGAAAATTTACCAAAAGAAAAACCTAATTCATGGGGGATAAAATAATGTGTAATACACCAGAAGATCTAAACCTTAAAGATATAGACACAGTTGCGATAGATATAGAAACTTATGATCCAAATTTAAAAACAAAAGGATCTGGTGCTATACGAAAGGATGGTTTTGTTTGTGGTATTGCAGTTGCAACTAAAAATGAAACTGCATATTTTCCTCTACGTCATTCTGATACTGACATAGCTTACGATAGAATAAATAAAATATGGCAGATTCTCAACGATAAAATATTTCAAAACGAAAAAATTACAAAAGTATTTCACAACGCAATGTATGATGTTTGTTGGATAAGAGCTATAACTGGTAAAAAAATGAAAGGCAGAATTGTTGACACTATGATAGCTGCATCTGTTATTGATGAAAATAGATTTAGATATTCATTAGACGCATTATCAAAAGATTATCTTAATGAAGAAAAATACAAATATGATTTACAACAAAAAACATTAGAGTGGTCTGGTGGTATGGTAAAAGACCCTATGTCTAATATGCACAAATTACCTGCATCAATTGTAAAAGAATATGCAAAACAAGATGTTAATTTAACTTACAAATTATGGAATCTGTTTAATAAAAAAATTGACGAAGTATTATACATTAAAGATGATGGAGAACAAAAAACTTGTAGACAAATATTTGAATTAGAAACAAAATTATTTCTTTGTTTAGTTGACATGAAATTTAAAGGAGTTAAAATAGATCGGTCAAAAGCTATCCTGTTTGGAAGACATCTTAAAAAACGTAGAGATCAAATAATAAACGCAATAGAAAATAAAACATCAATTAGAATTGACATTTGGGCTGCTGCTTCAATTAAAAAATTATTAGATCATCTTAATATTAAAGATTACAAAGTAACTCCTAAATCTAAAATGCCACAATTACCAAAAAATTATTTAAAAACTCACAGTAATAAATGTCTGCGTATGATTGCAAAAGCAAGAGAATATGACAAAGCAGTAAATACTTTTATAGATGGATTATTAGGATATGTATACGAAGGTAGAATACATGCAGATATTAATCAGATAAGATCTGACTCAGGTGGCACGGTAACTGGTAGATTTAGTATGTCTAATCCTAATCTACAACAAATACCAGCAAGAGGGTACATTGGTAAAAAAATGAGAGAATTATTTATTCCTGAAGAAGGACATCAATGGGCTAGTTTTGATTATTCACAACAAGAACCTCGTATTGTAGTTCACTATGCTTTAAAATTAGAGTTACCTGGCACAGATAGGTTAGAAGAAGAGTTTAACAAAGAGGATGCCGACTTTCATCAGATAGTTGCTGACATGGCTAATATATCAAGAACACAAGCAAAGACAATAAATCTTGGTTTATTTTATGGCATGGGTAAATTAAAACTGCAAAGAGAGTTAGGTTTAGATTCTAATCGAGCTAAAGAATTATTTAATGAATACCACAATAAAGTACCTTTTGTTAGAAGACTATCGCAGGAACTTATAAAGTTTGCAAAAGAAAATAAATTACTTTTCACATTACATGATAGATTCTGCAGATTTAACAAATGGGAAACTACAAATAGAGAGTGGAATCCTGATACAAATAGATTTACTGAGGTACCACTGTACACGGAACACGAAGCAAAAGAAGCATACAAAGCTGAGATGTTAGAAAAATACAAAGAGAATAAGATAGATCCTAATTATATGGACTATTTTGAAAGATACTACACTCCAGCGTTTACTTACAAAGCTTTAAATAGATTAATACAAGGATCAGCCGCGGATATGACAAAGAAGGCCATGGTAGATTTGTATGAAAAAGGTATAGTACCACACATACAAATACATGATGAATTATGTATATCAGTTGATAGTCAATATATGACAAACGTAATTCAAAATGTTATGGAAACAACAATACCTTTAGAGATCTCTAATAAAGTTAACTGTAAAAAAGGAGAAAACTGGGGTACAATAAAGTGAGGAAAAATTATGGCTTACTTAAATGCAAACATCCCAGTAGAATATGCACAAATTAGAAGGGAGTATTTATATGATCTTAAAAAACATAAAGGCGAGGTGGAAGACTGTATTATCTTTGGTGTCACCTGCATTACAGGAAAAGCGCTCTTGTTCCATGCCATCATGGAAAACGGTGCAATCTTTTATCGCTTACCAATTTCGGCTTTTATTCAACGTGGCTATAAACCGGAAGCTGTTCCGATTAGGAGACTTGACGAGTTACAGCTATGGAATTCTTTTTCTTATTATCCTGCTGTTACTTCTTGGGATATTTTAGAATCGCAATCTGGTAAATACATCGGTAAAGATAAAAAATGGCACTGGGGTCGCTATTTATTTACTGTTGACTTTGCACATCCAGAACCTAATATACTAGACACTGATCATTCTGAGATCCCGCACGAACATAAGTGCGCACACGTACTTGCGTTGAATGACGGCAATTACGCAGCTCAGCCCAACAACAGGTTAATTTGGGACATACCATCATTTACGGTAAAAGACCAAGTGCCTGATTGGAAGGTACAAACTAACTACTGGAACGTAGAAGATACACAGCAGTGGCGAACAGAAGACACTGATAATTTCTTTTACGAGATGGAGGAAAAGAAAAATGATTAAAAAAATTAAA